ATACTTTGATCACAAATTTCTAGATACAACTGGTGATCCTTACGACCCATGCCACCCTTGGGGAACTGAGTCTTGCCTTGATTGAAATGATCTAGGGTAAACTCATTACCATCCAATGTAGTTACAGGATGGTCAGATTTTTCACCAACATAATACTTTTTGTTGTACCAGTATTCAAATACGTCAACAACACTGTCACAAAAATCCCACTTGACAAAGTTCTCAAAGACACCAATGTGTCCATAGTCCTGCATTTCTGTAAATTGAGGTTGCTCTGTCATTGTTCTTTTGCTTGGTTTAGATATACAGATGGTGGTATTCTACCACAATACTCGTCAAGTTCCATGATGTCATCAACACTATGTTCGACTGCATCACGTTCCCAAAATTCTGCTAATGCATTCTTACTACCTTTATGGAAGATGTCAATGTGTTCTTCATGGATAGCAGAACCCATATCAATTCGGTAGTTGAACAGTGGAGTTGAGTATGACTTACCACTGTCTAGGATTAGATCCTCTGATACTGAACGGGGTTTGATTTTCTGATCAATCTTCCACAGATCACCGCGTTGATGCATCTTTAGAATCTTAGTTGCATGGTGCCTGGTAATTAGATAACAAGCAGCAGAAAAATCATTGATGAATCTGTGATGTAGTTTTAGAGTAATGCCATTTGGATTGATAATAGTCAGTTGTAAACAATCAAAGTTGATTGGTACACGGCGACGTACATCTTTCCAAGTAAACGTCCAGCATTTAGCAGTACTCAGATCAACATCATCTTCCATGATGAATACTTCATCAAGGTCAGTGTGTTCAACAAAGTATTTGATTGCATTTAGATGACTCAAAACACAACCAACCTCACCAGAATTCATATTGTGAGGAATTGTTCCCTTCAAATATGATGCAGGGTCATCTTCCTTACCATCAATACCAACGATGCGATGATGGTTTTCTATCCCCCAATAATCAAACTGGTCTTCCATGTACTCACGGCGATCTGGATAACGATCCAGGTTTACCCACAGAACAAAAGGAAAACCTTCCAGTTTTTTGATTGCTTTATTCTTGTCCGTCATTAGGTCTTACTCCATCAACGACACCGCGAGCGGTCATGTAATCAATATTAGTATAGTATTGTATTTGTTGCTTCCTTGTTTTGACCTTCAGTTTTTCCCACAGTGCACGATTCTGTTCAATGTATGGGTTATGGAACCAAGAGTTCTCTGATCTAGTATGTTCCATATGAAATACTAATTCATTCATACGCATGACATTAGAACACTGATTGAATCTCACATACCTTTCATCATCTTCATAACCATAGGCAATAAACCCTTCGTTCTCTCCACCGAGTCTGATATATTCTTCCGTGTCAAAAAATTGACAGAACCCAAACTTAGCATCATAAACTTTTGCCTTGCCATTGAAGGCATTGAAGTTGAAGTTTGAATTGATAAACCGAGTCACATCGTTGTCATCGATTGTCAACTGACGTTGATAATCACCATACCCATAAGGATAGATACACTTGACAGGTTCTGGTTCTACAATACCATCTGGAGAATGCCCATTGATGATAGTATTCTGTGCCAGGATGTAAGAGTTGACTGGTAGCAGAATGTCACAATCATAGTTGACAACTACCGGAGTCTTTACCAACATCAACATGTCATTGAGGAGACGTGTCCTATGAAATGCTGTGTTATCGGGATCTGCTTTCTCAAAAATATGATGGATCTTACTAATCTTATCTACTGGTAGTGCCATGTCTAGCATGGGTACTACCTTACTCAAAAATATTGATTCTAAATCATGCTCTTTGATGATGATTTGAGTATCAAAATTGCGGAGGAGATAGATCAGACACGTTGTAACATTACGCATCCTATCAGCACTCTCAATCCTCAACGGAATGATGAATGTAGTTTTACTTAGATCCCAAGAATTTACTGGTTGGATTTGAAGATCCTCATACATTCCAAGGTTTTCAATTTCAATTCCTTCTTGTTCAATAATTTTAGACACTTACAACCTCCCAGTTGTCGCAGTATAAATCTGATGTGTTGTGATTCTTTGTGTATCCTGAACCAAACCACCTTTCAGGTGCCAGGATTTTTTTATTTGGATTCTTACTCAACCAAGATCCCCACCAAGAAAATGAAGAGTTTGCAATAATAAAATCATCACATAGACTCATCATACAAAGGTCTGCCACATTGTCTCCACCTTCTGAAACTAGAAACCTATCGTCTGTAAATTGCTCGTGACACCACTTAGGATCGTCACTAAAAATAATACAATTGCGGTCACTATCAAAGCGCGAAAGACAAGCATCGTAATACTCTTTGGTGCAAGGAGGATGGTTGTCAGAGTTAGTTAGGTAATCACCCCGACGCACATGTAAAGCAATAGGACGGTCAACCGAACCAATCAATTCAACACAGGGATCATGGATGTCATTTTTGAACTCAAAGTCCTGACGGATCTCAGATTCGATATGCTTGAACCATTTCTCACTCTGCAAATACCCATAGACATTGTGTCCATCAGGCATATTATCAAACAGATTCTGGTCAAAGTGAAAGTGTGACTCTTGAACATAAGGTCCAGGACACACAGCAATATTTGTCAACCCTGTTAGTTTGAAACACTCAAACAGTTGGTGGTCATGCCACTCATCCTCAAACTTACTAGGAGGGATACAGAAATCATATCCTTTATGTGCTGCTATTCCACGCAGTCCAGCATACTGGAACATCTGGTTTCCCAGACGCCCATGTCTGCCGAGGTGGTTGAATCCAATCATGATTGCCAGTGATAGTGAAAGAAGTTACCTCTGTGATGACACATAGGATCTTGAGAAGAGACTCGATATCGGAGCATTCTCTGCCCCTTGAAGTCAGTTCGATCCCCAATAATATTATATGCTTTCTGCATTTCTGTAACGTTTTGCAGTCTCTGAACCACCCGAGGATCAGCAGAAGGTCTTTGTCTCAAGAATCCTTCGTACTGTCCAGGTTGATACACCACACTAGAAACTGTATTGGGGAAGCGTGGTGACCTGACACGGTTCAAGATTGAAACAGCAACACACAACTCATCTTGAGTGTTACGTGCTGATTCAACCTGCACTGCTCGTGCAAGATGATCAAAGTCAAGAGGAGTCAGTGCAAGAAGTGCTTCAAGAAACATTGTGCTTTTCCTTTAGATAGTCAATTTCCTTGGGAAGGAGGTGCTCATGCAGTCTTTGGGTCTGATTAGCGTGTTCTCTGTTAGAGATGTGGTAGTGGGTTAGCACTGCCGGTTTCCCATGGTCCTTGTACAACCTATAGAACATATCACAATCCATGAGCATAGTCAACTTCTCATCAAAGTAGATGCCCAGGTTGTTACGGACTGCAAGAATGGACGGGGAACTCAGGGTGTTGACACCTTCCAGCAGTCTACTGTTCCACACAGGAGTCTTAGGATTATAATGAGTCTTGCCATCATCTAGGGTATGGGCAAACCCAGTGACTGCCCATTCTACTTTAGGATCTAGGAAAGCATTGATTAGTTCTGCGTTGAGATTCTTAGTAAGAATCATATCATCAGAGAAAAGAATCTTTAGAATTTCTCCGTCTGCCAACCGCATAGCAGAGTTAGAGTTAGCAGAAATATTTCCTCGGTTATTTTCATTACGAATGTAGTTGATCTCAAAGAGATCTTCATACTCTTCACATGCCTGCAAGACTTTGTTAGAGGAACCATGATCTGACACCCACACATTGAAATCCATGTCTGTCTGTAGAGACAACGCATGAAAAATATCAAACAAATACTGCTGGCACTTAGGGTTCTTATCGTGCGTCGGGATGCAATAACTTACAGTCATCAGCGGAAATCGCTCATAATTTTTCTAGTGAGGCGTGGAACAACATCATTGTCACTATGAAACCGTTTTGCAATTTCATAGTTCTGCTCGATTGCAGGCTTTCTCCAATCATACATTTCAGTGTCCAAATGTCTTAGGATAAGTTCAAGCTCTTCCATATCATGAAATACAATCACACCATCCATATTGAACCAATCACTAAGGTTAGGACAACCATAATAAATGGGTACAGTTTTTGACGCAAAGCAATCAATAATTTTTTCAGTAAAGTAGTTCTGTTGACGAGAGTTCTCTACTGCAATATGGAACTTAGCATTCTCAAAGAAATCATTCCTTCGTTGATGGAAAGGAGGTGATTTATGTGCATAGTATTGCAACCCATTAGATACATCTACCTTCTTTAGCATCTCAAAAATATCAAGACGCATTCGATGACCAATCGTCTGACTCTTTTCACTAGTCACAAAGGTAACGTTGTTACTCTTATCAATAATCAAATCCTTGAAGTCTAACCAACTAGACCCCCACTCAAACAATTCTGCTTGAGGATATTGGTCGATGATTTTCTGAGTGAACGTATAGATCTTATCAAAGTGATAAGCACTACGAACTGCTCCCTCAGTTACTGTAGGAAGAATTGAATATGGTTCCGCTAAGAACAAAATTTTTACATCTGCTCGCGGATCATGATCAAGATTATCAATAGAAATACTGACAGACTTACCACCAAGATCAAGATGCTTATCTTGCCAGGGATTCCACCAAAGAGGATAATATTTTACTGTCATCGTATGTCTTGAAAATGATAATGAAAACCAAAGGTGTCAATTCCTTTGTGTTCCGGGCACTCTACTTCTTTAGAGAACCTAGCGGCAACTTCCACTGGAGCAAAGACGCATCCTTGTTCCTCAAAAATGTGCCGATTGTGGATACATATGTTTCCGTCCTCGTTATATAGTCCGGCATCCATATGCTTGTAGAAGTCTCCTTCGTTGACTTCCCAGGGCACAGTCACACGCGAGGGTACTTGTAATAACTTTCTGGAACGTAAGGAAAATCCCCCATTCCCAACCCGCTGACTTTTACCCCAGGGGTCGAGATAGGCGGTTGGATCGTCTCTCCACGGGGCACCGATGTAGTCGTATTGTAACCACGAATTATCCCATAACCAAGGTCGAATAACAAAACCGTCAGGATGAATAAGGAGGCAATGCGAGGATTGAATATGATTGACAAAATTATATATGCAATAAAAATTGAAATCATTGATGCTTTGGATTGGATAAGTTTTCTCATACTGTGCTTGATCACACAGACCCTCTGGTCTTCCTTTACTGCCAAGGAATTTGACAGCACCCCATTCAATAGATTCACATGACTTATTTACCGCATAGACTGCTTCAGGTATATCAACATCTGCTAGCATAAGCAGTGTGACTTCAGGAATTTTTAGCACGTTTCACTGCTCTATTGAATACTGAGTATAAGTCTAACAGATTGATGTCAATATTTCTAGCCCTGTCATATAACTCTTCAGCATCTGATAACAATGTCTTATTGATCTTACCAAAGTCATCAACCCACAGAACCGGATAGTCTTTATATAACTCTTGAAGGTATTCATTCTTTAGCATGATAGGAACACGCTTCAGGTAGAGCACCTCCCAGTTTCTATGACAATCCGCTCCATTACCCTGAGGACAGATCATAAACTTATGGTCTTGCAGTTCCTTTAGGTAATCTCGGTATCCAACTCTTTGTCCGATCGTAGCATAGGAGATTCCACTAAACATTTCGCGGATGTTACCACGAACACTGAGGTTAGTGTGCTCTGAGTGATTGATGTACAGAAGTTTTCTGGGTCTAGGATCTTCTTCCATTGCTTCCAACAGAATACTGTGCCTATTGTCTTGCTGATGTAGTTTCCTACCGACACCATAAGGAAAAGAATAAAGTTTGTCTTTGAATCCTACTGCGTTTGCTGCAAAGATACCTAACACATTGTCTGGAATATCTATATCATTTTCTACAGGAGTGTCTTCATTATTACAAAAAATTATAAACTTCTTATCAAGAGAAGCACATAATTTTATCAGGTTATTATTTTTCTGTAGATCATCAACCCATTTCTGATCATTAGTATTATTACATACAATCTTCCTATTATATAATCTAATGTTATCAATGAAGAGAGTCATGACTTCTTTATCCGTCTTAGATACTAGGTCAAGAAACTCTTTGTTCTTTCTACTAGCAACTTTCATAAAAGAATCATACACCTGACCTATAACCCCTGCCTGGTCTCCAAAGGTATAGTCACAATGATTTGATACCCCAGGTCCATGGAGTAATTTCATAATGTTTTTACAAACTTTTTGAGTTTACGATTCTTCTGAGACCGGACGTACTTAGGGAAAGTATCATCAATTTCTACAACAGTTGGTTGATAAAGATATGTTCTACCATATGGGTCTAGGTTCTGCTCGATCCTATCCTCCATACTGGAACGATACTCTTCCAAATTGTTTTCTTGATGCTCATAGGCATCCATCTTCTGACGCACAGTGTCAGCATCACCAAAGAAACTCCAATGCCATGATGCATCGGCAAGTTTGTATGCATCCTGATGTGACTGACGGAGTTTGTCAACACTCATACTCTTCAGTGTCTTGAAGTCACACACTCGTGTGCCCATCCACTGCTCTTCACACTTTACATTGAGGTAGTAATAGAACAGAGGACCTGTCAAAACATAGTGATGGTTAGGATCAAACCACTCATCTAGACACTTCAATGCTTCAGGGTTCGCGATCTCATCAGCATCACTCGTAAGGATGAGGTCGTCGTCCTCTGCCTTACCTAACAGACCATAGATTGCACTGTCCTTATGGAAGCATGCACGTTGATATGGTAGTGGCAGTTGATAGATGTTCTCTTCCAACATGCTCCTGTGGTAGGGAATGTCAGAATAGTATGCCTCAAAAGTTTTGTTGTCATCAATTGTAACCTGGTGGATAATTTTATCCTCCCACTTCTTGAACCGCTTACGGTTCTCTTGAAAGTAAAGTGGTTTGGGTTTACCTGTAAAGGTAATGTTTGCCTCATTGATAACAAAATAATCTACTGAGTCTCCGAGGATGTTCATCCTCAGTTCTAGTAGATCTAATTCATTGTAAAAAGTGAATACGTCGAAGATTTTCATGGACAATAATTGATATTCAAAGTAAATCTAACACCAGTAATTGGAGAAGAACTGGAATGATATTGCTTTCCGTCAAAAGTAACCATCTTACCCCGCTCCGGAGGTTCTCTATGTATGACATTTTGGTCTCCATCAAAAAAGAAAGTATCTCCGTCAGCATCATTAGGATAATACAACCCTACAATGTGTGGACGGTCATCATCTATATGTGAGTTGTGGGGAATACCAAACGACTCTGATCGTGGATATTGTAAGGTCATATGAGACCTCATCATTGGGTTGTTAGGCATACCAATCTCTCGACCGATAGCGTTCCAAGGGAACTCGCGAAAGAATGGTGAAATGCTTCCATCTACACCCAACAAAGTAGAACTAAAATAAGGGTTCATCACCGTCCTTAGAGGGTGATGATCATTTCCGTAGGCACAGTCTTCAAAATAATAATAAGGAAGTTTTTTACACAGACTTTCAATCTGCGTCACTATCCCATCACTAAGTCTATGCCTTGTAAGAAAAGAGGAATTCTCTTTGCTGATCACTGTTAGTCCATTCTCCAGTTTTGATGTAGTTATCCAGAACCATCATGTGGATGGTAATGTCAGTATTATACAGCATCTGATAGTTTAGATGCTCCATTATATGTAGATTAGTACAATATATGTTCTCTACAGTGTCACTGCATAACGCTGCTGCCATTCCAAACGTTCCTACACCAGAGGTAGCAAGATGTTTTGCATTCAACAACGTAGCAAAGTCTTCTTCTACACTTGTAGATTGGATAGTAACCTTAGGGTACCATGCCAACTCTTTGAGGATAGGATTATATTTTATATCTTCAGTAACTACGATACACTTGTCAAACTGCTCCAACAATGCAGAATAAAAACAAAAAGGATTAGGAACATATTGATTAGGGTTAGTAACCCTTTGGTCAAAAACATCTCCACTCCTAATATGAATAACAAGAGTATCAGAATCAACATCCACTCTGGGTAGTCGTAGTTTGGGGCGAACAAACTCCTTACAAAACGAACGCATCTGCGTATAGCAGACATTCTTATCAACCGGAACTTCTTTGAACGGACCATCCCAATAGAAAAACTTTCCTTCGGCATCGACTATGTTATCTCCAAAACTACAGGAAAATTTTTCAATAATACTATGATCAAGGGTATTTTCAAAAGTCGTTTTGTATGCCTGAGCACTCATCAACCCATTAGCAACTTGCTGAATGTTGTTACCTAAACGACCATACCAATGAGATAGTTTCATAACAAAATAGTTCGTGCTTCTTTATCAACACACTCAAAAGGTTTCCAAACTGACTCCTTTACAACAGTAGGATCAACCCACCAATCTTCATAAGCATTGTCACCATTACAAACACTGGCACATACCAGTTGGTAACCAAGATCCTCTAAGAACTGACGTGAATGATCACGAATGGTGTCACCGTCCTTGTAAGAGTCATGTTCAAAGGTGATGACGCTGGCACGGAATTTATCATGGGGGAATGCTTTGAGTGCCTTGAACGTCACCTCAGGAGGTTCACAGTCAACAGAGAAGTAATCAACACGACCCTGCCACTTCTCTTTAGCAATTGCCTCGGAGTAATCAAACGTAGTTGCATCTGCTTCATAACAATGGTTCTGCCGTGCCAGGTCTCCGTTGAAAACCTCACACATTGAACGCTCAATTTCTACAGAGAAACCACGCCAACCAAATACTGTCTCAAGTAGAAAAGTATTGCTCAAAGATTGGGGATGGTTAGCACCCACCTCCACATACTTACCATTCTTCTTTCCTTTCAGCATAGTCAGGACAAATAAATCCTGGTATGCCTGAGAGAAATTTTCAAAAACTTTAGTATGCCCAGTGAAAGGATTCTTCAGAGCATCCCGTTCATAGTTATAAGTTGTGTTCATTTGTCGTTAGTAAAATCCGTGGCAATTTGAAGCATGATCCAGTTATATGTTTTCCTCATACCTTCCTCTAGAGTTTGATTATAATCCCATCCAAGTTTTTCTCGGATGAGATCATTGTTAGAGTTGCGACCACGTACACCAGTATGAGGAACGTCTACGTGCTTCTTACCAATTTCTTTGTTGGCAACCTTGGCAGCAGTATCTACCAGTTGGTTGATAGTTACCATCTCTTCAGAACCAATGTTGACAGGTCCCTGGAAGTCTGACTGCATCAAACGTCGAGTTGCTTCGATGCATTCATCGATGTATAGGAAAGACCTAGTTTGTAATCCATCCCCCCAGACTTCGATTCTTGCTCCGGGATTAGCATAGGCAACCTTTCGACAGATGGCAGCGGGAGCTTTCTCTTTTCCACCGTACCAGGTACCTTCGGGACCAAAGATATTGTGATACCTAGCAATACAAACAGGGATGCCATGATTCCTTGCGAAACTAAGATAGAGCCGCTCACTGAAGAGTTTTTCCCATCCGTATTCGGAGTCTGGTGCTGCTGGGTATGCGGATTCTTCACGGCAGTCAGGGTTATCAGGATCAAGTTGGTTATGTTCTGGATACATGCAGGCAGAAGAACTGTAAAAGATCTTTGTGGGTTGATCTTTCTTAGGACGATTTGCTTCTGTCCACTCTTTATTACGACCATCAAAGGTCTCATTGAATTTGTGGACTGCCTGTAGCAAGTTCAAGTTGATGCTTGCAGAGTTATGCATGATGTCTGCATCATGCTCACCCGTGAAGATGTAACCAGCACCACCCATGTCGGCAGCAAACTGATAGATCTCATCAAAGGTGCCAATGTGCTGGTAAGGAACAGAGTTATAAAAGTTACCCTGTTTACCTTTGTACTGAATCACACGTTCGACAATAGAATATCTTCGCAGATCACCTTGGATGAATTCATCCGCTGCTGAATCTGAGAAGTCAGGAACCTTGAGGTCTACACCACGAACCCAATATCCTTCAGACTTGAGACGTTTGACCATGTGACTGCCGATGAAACCACCGGCACCCAATACTAATGCTGTTTTCATTGATAGTACTTACTACAGTAATTGCATACAACTTCATCTATATATTCTAGCATGGGTTCAGTAATAACGGGACTACATCCTACAAAAAATACATTATCCAACACCTTACATGCATTTGGATAGTTACTTGCAGGTTCAATATGTCTATATGCAGGATGCATTAGAATATTACCAGCAAAATAGTTTCTTGTTTGGACTTTATTGTCTTCTAAATATTTTACAAGGCGGTGTTTATATTCTCCACATACAATAGGAACACCAAACCAACTGGTCTCTGCATGCTCTTTCTCTTCAATAACCCGAGCACCAGGAATTTGACTGAAGATCTCATGAAGTCTAGCTTTGTTGCTACGACGGATGCGATGTATATCGTCTTGCTTAGTCAACTGTACCAACCCAATAGACCCTTGCAGGTCGGCAGGCTTGAGGTTGTATCCCTGAACGCCAAAGACGTACTTATGATCGACATCTTGATCGTACCCTTCCAACCATCTATCGAACCGAGCACCACAGACACCGTTGGGCAATTTATTCTGGGATCCTACACAATAACAACCTCTCCCCCACCAGGCAAAGGACCTGGCGATCTGAACGATCTGCTCAATGTTGGAGGAAACCATCCCGCCTTCAATCGTGCTGATATGGTGCGCTGGATAGAACGAACAAGACGCTGCGACGGCATGTTTGGTAAGCAACTCACCACGCCACTTGGAACCGAGCGAGTCACAGTTGTCAGCGACGTACCGCAAGTTATTCCTATTGACAATCTCAATGAACTTATCGAAGTCATAGGGGTTTCCCAGAACAGGAGACGAAAAAAGCGCCACTGTTCTAGGAGTAATCTTACTCTCTAGTTGATCAAGATCCCAGTTGAGATCATCGTAGTTGATATCAACAAAGACTGGTTTGAGTCCGTTCTGGATGATGGGATTGATAGTGGTGGGGAAACCACAAGTGCAGACGATAATCTCATCTCCATCATGCCAATCAAAATACTTTTTGAGTGCAGCAATCATCACCAGGTTGGCAGATGATCCACTGTTCACCATCACAGAGTGGTCAAACCCAAACTGTTTGGAGAATGCACGTTCAAATTTATTGACTTCCTCACCAGCAGGCAACCACTTACCCTGTAGCATGGTGGTGATAGCAGCAACAGGTTCCTTCTCATCCCAATAGGGACCAGAGTAATACACATTGTCACCAGGTTTCCACCCCTTGTTTGCCATGAAGGGGAATAGTTCTTCTCCATCTGCCTCTAGCGAAGCAACAAAATCTTCAACCTTACTCTTCACAGACATAACGATTCAACCATCTCAAGGGTGTCCATAGTAGGTTTGAAACCTAACGATTGTAGTTTACTGGTGTCTAGATAAAAGTCTTGAGTCTGGACATCCTTATGAAACTTTGGTGGTTCAATACTATCTATATGGGATCTAGTACCCGTACAATTAGCAGCGATCTCAACGATCTCACCGATTGTTGTAGGTCTACCTGACCCAATATTATATGTGGCATTCAAGTCACCGTCATCAATCACAGTTTTGATAGCACGACACACATCATCAACGTGCATGACATCTCGACGATGACTACCACCATCATAAAGGTTGATTGGTTTATCCTCTTTGAGTTGATTGATCATCCACATGATTGCATTCTTCTGCTTCGATGCTTTAGGATCATCACCCAAAACATTACACAAACGAAGGATACGATACTTCATCTTATACACCTCACAGAAAGACTTGATCAAGTCTTCTGCACACCTCTTGGTGATACTATAGAACCCAGTAGGATTACATAAAGAATCCTCAAACGCAGGGATAGGTCCACCTTTACCATAGACAAACCAAGAAGAGATAAAGTTGAACTCAATGTCTTCTTTGCGACAGTTCTCTAGGACATCACATAACACACGAAGGTTAGTGTCAACATCTAAACCAACATCTTTATGGACATTATAATTGTCCACTGTAGAGATCATGTAAAGGATCTTCTTAGATTGTGGTTTGTATTCATCGCGTTCCTGTACTATCGTATCAGGAAACATCTCAGCATACCTACCACCTACAAAACCAGGACCGTAAAGAGTGACTGGACTGTTGAACGATTTCACATTCCCCATCTTTCTAAGTACCATGATACAGTTGCTCGCAATCCAAGTTCAAATTCAATAGCGGGTTCCCACCCAGTAGTCTTTGTTATTTTACCATAATCTATGGCATATCGTTTGTCTTGTCCGGGTCTTTGATCTGAAATGCCAATAAGACCGTAGGGTTTATCGATAGCATCAAGCACCATCTTGGTGACATCAATATTTCTCATCTCACATCCACCACCAATATTGAATTGATCATTGATGATACCACATTCTTCTAGAGACCAGATTGCTTTGCAGTGATCTACCACAGACAACCAGTCACGAATCTGTTGACCACCACCATACATGAAAATGTTCTGATCCTTCATAGCACGTTTGATAATTTTAGGGATCAGTTTCTCTTCATGCTGATGCCTTCCATAGTTATTACTACAGTTAGTAATCAAATACGGTAAATCATATGTGTTATGCCAAGTCTTTACATAATGATCTGACGCTGCTTTACTTGCAGAGTATGGATTGCTAGGATTATATGGAGTGTCTTCTTTGAATAGTTCTACATCATCATACTCAAGGGATCCATACACCTCATCAGTAGAGATGTGATGGAACTTTTCAATCCCCATGTTCAAGGATGCATTGAGTAAATTGATAGTACCAACAACGTTTGATTCTAAAAATGGTCTGTAGTTGGTAATACTATTATCTACATGACTCTCAGCAGCGAAGTGCCATACCTTTCTTGGAGCATACTTCTCAAACAAGAAATGAACATGCTCTTCATTCGTAATGTCACACCACTCAAACTGAAACTGCTGCCCCCTAGGAATAAACCTTAGGTCAGCAGCATATGTCAAGTTATCAAGAACAACAATCTCTTCATCAGTTTTCCTACGAAGAAAGTGTAAAAAATTACTCCCGATGAACCCGGCACCGCCGGTTACCATATATGTCATGTCAACATTTCCAAGAAAGATGGTACGTGACGACCGTAATCGTCCTCTAGTCTAACAATATCTCTCTCACTACATTGCCCTCTCTGAACTTCAATAAAAGTAAGACCATCCTTACCCGCTGCGACACGATGCCGTTGCTCAATACTTACGGTAAAAAAACTACCAGGGTTAGCCTGATATTCATGTTCTCCGAGTGTTACTACACCCGTACCATCAATAATAACCCAGTGTTCTTCTCGTTTTCTATGGAACTGTAGTGAGAAACGTTGCCCTGAATGTACGTGAATTTTTTTTACTTTGTATCCTTCACCACTTTCAATAGTTTCATACCAACCCCAAGGGCGTTCTTCTTTCACTGCATAACTCCAGTGTTCATCAAATCATATTCAAGTTTATCTATAACCACATCATAATCCTTCTCTTTGTCTCCGTAAAAATCAAACTCTGATTCTTGTTTGTAGTGACTGATGAGTTGATCGTAAAGTGAAGGGTGATCGTACTCTAGATCTACCTTAGACTCAACGGCATCTACCAGGTGGTGGGTGACGTTTTTGAACTTGGCGAGAAACTGGCCTCTAGACATTGTTGGTATGGTAACGAGTTCATTATATGCGATCACACATCACTTGTCAAGAAACAATTGTATTTGTTATGAGTGATAACGTTGATGTTGATCGCGATCCGATAGTCCTTAGTATTTGAAGGCAACGGAGAGTGATAATAAGTAGCGGGGAAAACTAAAAGTTCGCCCTCTACCGGACTATGTATGTGTTTTTTACCATCGATCAGGAAAAGAATATCCCCTGAGTCTTTAGGTTTCTTCATATAGAATACCGTAGATAAGTCCCGCGATATTTTTTCTGAGATGTGGTTGTGTAAGACACTCACACTTCTCTCCTCATTAGATACATATGCCCAACAACTTGATGCAAACTTGTCAGGTATTATTGCAGCAGGATATAACTTCCTAACCTCAGAGAATACGATGTCAAACAAAGGTTGAAAGTATCTTATATTATTAGGTGCTATATCAAATACGTATTGTCCTTGGGAATAGTTTCTCTTACTCCACTTGTGTTGCAGTATTAGTTTACGGTATAGACCAGTATCGATCCAGTCAGTGCCGATGTTGGTGTAGTGTATTGAGTCTGAGAAATCAACGCTCTTCAAATTTTAGTTTCCTCACCTTTCGATGTCTGCGTTCTTCTTGAAACTCAAGATCTTGCCGGGTAAACCCCAGACCTTGTTCCTTCTTAGAAATATACCTAACCAAATCAAGATCCATAGCAGTGATTACATCTCTACGGATTGAAGCGGCGTTAGGACAACCACAGAATACAGGTTTGCCATCGTAATTTAGTTCAGCACCACATTGTAGGCATTGAATACTAATGTTAGTCATTGCTCTTACAGAAAATTTGTACGGACATTCTTACTTGTGCTTGTTCACCACCGATTATGGGTGACACAGCATGTCTTTCGTGATTATTATTTACTATCATCATGTTCTCTACAGGAGAAATACTTTTTAGTTCGTCAGTGTCTTTGTCTTTCCACATGAAGACTCCACCCAACTCAGGTATCCATGTATTCAAATACAAAGTTCCTCCTGCATCATTACCACCATCATCATGCCAGTTGATACCTGAACCAGGTAACCACACATGATAATTTACATTTGTAATTGGACTACAGAAGTATTGGTTTAGAGATACCTTGATCTGATTGATGACTTCTGCCGATGGTCTTGTGGATAAACAATAATTACGCATTCCCTTAGTAAGGGACTGCCCCCATTTCCATTTACTAAAACCCCATACATCCAATTTCTGACGAGCGTAAATTTCTCTAATACATTTCGCCACCAAGTCAGAAGATACTGCATCATGAATGAGTTGCATTAGCGATCTCTTCCAAGTTTTTATTGAAGATTTCTAGACCAGCATCAGTCAATACATGCTTGTACATCTTTTCAAATACCGCAGGTGGCATAGTAACAATATCAGCACCGTTGTAGAAAGCACGGGTTACTTTATAAACATCCCTAAGAGATGCAGCAAGGATCTTAGTCCTTACATTTTTCACTCGATAAACTTCTGCAATAGAACGAACTACTTCTAATCCAGCAACCGAGTTGTCATCGAGTCTGCCAATGAAAGGAGAGACATATGTAGCATTAGATTTGGCAGCCAAGATTGCCTGTGCTGCGGAGAATATCAACGTAACGTTGACCCTAATCAAATCCTTAGCAAGTTCCTTACATACCCAAAGACCATCTGGTGTGCAAGGAACTTTGATTGTTGCTGCCCTACCAAATTTATTAGCAAGTCGTCTACCTTCCTCAAGCATTTCTAGAGCATTACCACCAACTTCCATACTAATATCTTGTAACCCCATTGATACAAGTTCTTCATAAACATCATCAGGACATTTTCCACTCTTCACCATCAATGTAGGGTTAGTTGTCACTCCATCAATCATACCTGTTGGTAAATGTTGATTGATAATTTCAGTGTCGGCGGTGTCAAGAAAAATTTGCATTGTAATAATAACCTTCCACAGTATATAGCATCTAACTAAATAACCTTAGAATGTATGAGTATCAAAAATGAAAAGAGTGCTTTTTGCAGTAGCGATAGTGGGTTCCACAATCGCACTGCCAGCAAAGGCAGACTTGATTCATCGCATGACTACTTCCACCCAATTGAGTGTTGATGCTGCGGCATCTCAAGCTACCAGAATTGGGTCTACGTATGCTGTAAGTGGCAACAATATTACTGCAACCACCTT